CCTGAATTCTGTAAAAGTAATTTTCTTATTACGAAGCGTCGGGTCCACCTCAAAAACGTGGACGAGCGTAAGCAGGTCCTGCTCATTGATGGAAAGACCATCAATTGCGGGGAATTCAGAAATACGTCTGTTCGACACCTACTTTTACGCCATATTCTTACCTTTAATTATAAATCTCTTTTTCTAGCGAACTCTAATTTCAATCTTAGGCAATAAATTAGAAACGAAGTTCCAACTTACTTGAATTCCTGTTACAATCCCACAAGAGAGAAGGATTACCAACAACAATTCAGCGACTGTAAGGTTGCGTCGCACATAAACAATCTGTGGCTGAGGTCCGGGGGAGCGTTGAACTCTGCCTTCTTCCGCCAAGGTTTGTTGAATAGCCAGCTCTCGTGCTCTTGCTTTTAAGGCTTCAAGCTGTTCAGGGGTGATCTGAGGCGGAAGAGGCGGTTGGCTGGCTGGAATCTGATCTTCCATTTGAGCAAACTGTTTTCCCACACGTTAGCATCTAAGTAAAACATTTGGCGCTATGAATTACGGAATTCGCAAGGGACTTGAAGATATTGCTGCAGAACTCAAGGGAATTCGAAATATCTTGGCCTCCATGTGGCATAGCCGTTACTCAGAGGGTGAAACGGATCGCCTGAATCCAGAGGCTTATGCCGACGAATATATCTCCACCGAGGAGTGCGCCAGGCGCCTGGGGGTTTCAGATCAAACACTGCGAAACTGGATGGCCATTGGCAGGAAGAGTCCCGATAAAGGCTGGGTTGAGGGCTTGCATTACGTCAACGCATCTCCCAACCCGAACAAAAAAGCAATCATTCGGATTCCCTGGAACAACCTGGTGCGTTCATTTGCAAAAAACCCAGAACTCACTTCGGAAGACTACCGAAAACCCAAGTCAAACATGTATGTGTCAAAAGAATATCGGCCTGAATGACCATGGCGCATCGCTTTAAGGGATTCAACATAGAAGATGTAGATCTGGAAAATTACCAAGATCTACTTCCGGAATCTCTGGCGCTGCAGCTTAGTATGTTTGTACCCCCCGAGGGGTCTTTCGATACCGGGTGCATCAGAAGGTATCTGGAAAACTTAAAAAAATATGAAGAAGAAGACGTAAACTCGGGAATGACCCTTGCTAATCGTTTGCGACTTGCGTTTCGAGATTTAAAACCAGACACAATTTGTGGTAAGTTTCCGCAAGCAGAATTGCCGCTCAAAAGGAGGTTGCGATGCGTTGCCGAATATTTAATACGGTCGGGCGAACTGGAGAAACTGCGAGATGACAGCGGGAAACTGGTAAAAAAACGAGGTATTCTTGGAAAAATGGTCGTTTTGTACCAGCCGACCGATAAACTGATTGAATCTTTAACACGACAGGGTTTATTGGAATTATGAATCGTCGCGAAAAACTAATTGCTGCTGCGCTTGGCAACGATTTTGATGAGACAAAAGCCCGGATGCTCGATGCCACCATTCGGTTAATTCTTGGCGACATGGGCCAGCATTATTGCAAGTTCTGGGAACATGAAGGGCCTGGCGTAATGGTCTTTCAGCCTGAGAACATGTCAAAATCCATGTTTTTCTTGACGCTCAAGGAGTTGCACGCAGCACAAGAAGAGTGCGAAAAGGATAACAACGGTGATCTGGCCGAGACTTTCCGTCGCATTTTGGAAGCTGCGCAGAAAATCGACCCGGCAGAAAAGGCTGGCTACCTCATTAACGATAAAGAGGGCATTCGCTATTCGGAAATAGACTATAACGTCGTCGCGGATGCGTAATGCCAATTCAAAATATTCGCTCTCATGTTGAGGACCGTGAGTTAATTACAAATTATGATCTTGTCGCGTCGGCGCACGCTCTTTTAGAGGGCATTGATCTGGATGTAGCCAGTTCTCATGTAGCAAACCGCTACGTCGAAGCAACGGAATATTTTACCCCTGTTGAAGACGGGTTGAATTGCCAGCAGTGGCACGGCAGCGTCTACTTGTTTCCACCAAGTGGTACGTATTTTTGGGATAAAAAGAACCAGAGGTGGAAGATGACAAGGGCAACGTCCCCGACCCTGGTGTCTTCTCATGCCATTTGGTTCAGAAAGCTATATAAAAGCTGGTCAACCCGACAGATTACTCAGGGTTTGTACTTTACAAACTGTCCCGACATGATTCGTTACGAGCAAAATATCTTTGATTTCCCCATGTGCATTCTCAAGACGGCGCCAACACTATTAAAAAATACCAGTGAAGGTGTTAGCAGACACAAAACGTGCACTTCTTTTTTGGTATATCTGCCCCCCATGGATCGATCGGCAGAATGCACCGAAAAGTTTATTGACATTTACAGGGAGAAGGGGCGCCTTCTTTACTGAGTTTTGTATACTGAACAACGATTAACCAAGACAATGACAGTGCTTGCAGATTGGCAAATCCAAGAGTTGGCCGAAGAGAAAGAAATGATTGTTCCGTTTGTCAATCGCGTGGTTAGTGAGGAAAACGGCAGGCGTCTCCTTAGTTATGGATTGAGTTCTTATGGTTATGACATTCGTCTTTCCCCGAGCCAGTGTTTGATTTTTGGCAGAATTCAAACGGGCGACTGTGATCCTAAAAATTTTGATCCAGAAATTCTTAAGGAGGCTGAGCTGCTTGAAGACGAGCGTGGTCAGTATTTTTTACTGCCGCCCTATGGATATTGCCTGGGCGTCGCTAAAGAGCGGCTGAAGCTGCCCAGAGATGTCACTGTGGTTGCCGTAGGCAAGTCAACGTACGCACGCTCTGGTATTCTGGTCAACATTACCCCAGCAGAAAGTGGTTGGGAGGGTTACCTTACTTTAGAGATCAGTAATTGCACTGGGCTTTTTAATCGTATTTACGCCAATGAAGGAATAACTCAACTTCTCTTTTATCAAGGATTACCTTGTGAGGTGAGTTACCAGGACCGCAAGGGTAAATATCAGGACCAGCCGCCGGAAGTTGTTTTATCTCAGGTTTAATTAAATATTGCCAAAGGCTCTGCCGGGCTTGTTTGCATAGTTGGTGCTGCCTGCGGGACCATATGTGTCCCCCAGGCTTGGTAATTCTGTTCCGCCAAGATTCGCCGGATTCCGAGGAGTGCGGCCACGAATAGTTGGTTCCGCGATGCCAGCCCTAGTTCTGTATTCGCCCGCGACTTTAGCGGCACGCATAAACTTACCCGCCCGCTCTTGTGGGTTGTTAATACTTTCTACTGATCGTCTATCTTCTTCTTTGACACGACGCAAATCTGTGTCGTAAATTTTTTCAGGATTGAGATCAGTTACCTCTACGCCCGACGAAGCTGCGTCAAGACGAGGATCGTAGACCTGATCAAAGAAATTTGCCATAGTATTATTGTAAGAGGAATAAATCAAGCCTTACATATCATGTACCACAGTGCGGCAGGGTTCCTGGATAGTTTTGTACAGGACGAAGTCAAGTGTCGGTGTTTAGATCTTGAAGAAGATTTTGGTCAACCTATCGCCAACCAAGAAAATGATGTACCCTTGTATGACATGTACAACAGGGGCTTGGTGGCATGCGAACAGGGAATGGAACGGAATCCACTCAACATCGAGGGGATGGAAAGGTCGGGCGTAACGGGCTACATTCCGTCGATGGAAGACGGCATGAAGATGGGAGCGTCGCCCAAGCCGAAGACCTTGGTGCTGGAGCTTGGGGAGCCAACCGAGGAAATGATGGAGGAGTCTCTCAAGCGCCGTGGTTTGCGCCGATAGAGGACGAAGAGGAAATCATGGACTGCCCAGGGGGTGTATGCCCAGTTCCTTGGGACACGGCTCAGCGTCGTCCCGTGGTACAAGAAGATCTAGTCAATCATCCGTCTCATTACGCAGAGACAGGCGGGATTGAGTGCATTGAAGCCATTGAAGCACAGCTGACCCAAGAAGAATATGAAGGTTATCTCCGGGCCAATTGCGTGAAGTATTTGTGGCGTTGGCGCAATAAAGGCGGCGTTCAAGATTTAAAAAAATGCCGCTGGTACTTGGACCGTCTTATCGAGATAAACGAAGTTTAAAACGGCTGAAGCTCGTCGTCCTCGTCGTCATCGTCGTCGCCAATGCAACTGGCGGCGAGTTCGACCAGTTCAATGTCTGTGGGAATGCCCCAGTCCAGCTCAATATTTTCGTCAGCCATCAACGACTTAATGGCATACCATTCCATCAAGCGTTGGTGGTATAAGTTCAAAAGGGCAGAGTAAAGCTGATCCCAAGTCATTTCTTGGGCGGCAAGCTCAGCCTTACGCATGGAGAATTGCAGTTCCAAGGGGAGTTGAAACTCACGTGGTTCGACTGAACGCTCCATGTAATCCTCAGCCTTAGATTTAATTATTCTAAGACTACATGATAAATATCGAATCCAGCTCTTCGTCTGTGAAAGATGCCCACGGAGAGCTTTCAATGTCAAAATCGTTGGCAAATCGAGACAGAATGTACGGACTGATGCTTTCTTCTAATGTCCTGATTGCGCGAACCTGGTGCGGCGCAGCATTGTAGTTGCGGAAAGCTCGAAGAAGAATTTCCGTCGAGGACCAAGGGTTGGCGTTAATCTCTTCGAGGAATAGGTTGATTTCTTCTCTGCGACGATCGATCAAACCACCAACAACTTTGTGATCCGCGTCGAAGATCCAGTTTCCCATTGACTGTGTTGCATCAAAGAAATCTTCCCGATCAATGCAGTCGACGATTTCGCTGTACAAAAAAGGCTCCCACCCAATGGAATGAACAAAAGAAATCAAGGCTTGCGCCATGCAGTTGTCCAAACCCAAGTTTAGTTTTTCCAGCTGCCCTTCAATTAAATGCACTTCATGAAATAAATATTCCAATGCCTTTTCTTTTGAACAAAGTTGCCCCTTTCTAACCGGAGATCCATCCGGATAGAACTGAGTGCCATAACCAAGTGTATAAGGCTCACCACCGGTATAAGGATCGGGGTAAGCCTTTTCGTTAAAACCCTCGTACTTACGAATTAAAGTAATTGCACGAGTAACGTCAGACATGGGGGTAACACTTTTCTATTACCCCCAATCATACACAAATTATTTCCCTTGACCGCGCAATTTCTTGCGACCGTGATTAGGTTTGGAATTCATCCCTTGTCCTTGTTTAGTTTTTTTGGGACGGGATTCAATTTTAAGAGCAGTGGTTGATTTAGGTTTAGCCATTTTTAGGCTGGTGAGGCGTCACCATTTTACACGGTGGCTCCAATATCGAGCTGACATGATGTCAGGTTTTGGATCTTGAGCATTATGTCGAGCGTAATAAGACTTGCGACGTGCCTTGTCCTTTTCAGTTTTGGGATTCTTGCCTGCGCCTTCTACGCCTTGCTGACCAAAGCGAATGATCTTTTCTTCTCCATCCTTGCAGGCCTTGACGACATGGCTCTTGGTCGGATGGCTGGGAGTTTTTTGCGGCTTGTTGCAAGTCATCTTGTCTTTAGCGATCTTGGCGGCCGCCGCAGCTTTTTTACGTTTGTCGGCCATCAGAAACCTTTAAAGAAAGATGTGAATTCACCGAGAATTGAAGCGCCCGTTTTGGACTTGTAATCTTCATCTTCATCATCTAATCCTAATTTAAAGTAATCTTCTTTATCTTCATCGTCTTCTTTGTCTCCCAAAGAAAAAATATTGGTAAAACCATCTTCTTCACCACCCATAAGTTTTTCGATCGTCCCAAAAGCGGAGAGGGGATCCTGCTTCTCTAAATCAATAAACTTT